GAGCCTAACGATCCTTTTAATGGATCAACGACGAGAATGATACAGTAATCGCGATAAGTAATAAATTTGTAAATATTCTAAATAAATATAGATTTAATCAAGCGTAAATCGGAGAAAACTTCAATGTCTAGTGGAAATCAATTACAAGAAATGGAAGTAGGCACAAAGCAATCTAAAACTGCTGTTAATGCTAATGCAAAACCAGCAGAGCCAATGCCAAAACTAACAACAGGTGGCACTTCCCCAACATGGGAAGATTTAGGTGGTCCTACCCCAGATAACTATAGCCCTACTAATGATAGTGCTAAGTTAAAAGACCCCGCTGGTCCTTTGAAAAAGGTATCCGATGCTATAACTAATCGCAAAGGAAAAACTCTAAAGCAAGGAGACGAAGCAGAAGTGACTGACGAACAAGAAGTTGTTGCAGAAGAGCCTGCTACAGAAGTAGAAGAAATCGTTGCTGAAGAGGAAACTGTCGAAGAAGAGACAGAGACTGTTGAGTATGATATGGAAGACGATCTTAATGCTCTTGTCAAAGGTTTAGAACTCAGTGAGGAGAACCAAGACAAAGCAAAGACAATCTTTGAATCAGCTATCAACTCAAAAGCTTCCGCAATCCGTGCAGCAATCCAAGAAGAGTATGATTCACAATTGGATGAGCACGTACAAGAAATTAAGGTAGAACTACAAGAACGTGTAGATTCTTACCTTGAGTATGTCGCCGATGAGTGGTTCGATGAGAACCAACTTGCCATCGAAAATGGCCTTAAGGCAGACATGACCGAATCATTCCTTAGTGGAATGAAGGGTCTTTTTGAAGAACATTATGTAGAAATCCCTGAAGAAAAATATGATGTCCTTAAGAGTATGGTAGAAAAACTTGATGACATGGAAACCAAGCTCAATGAGCAAATAGAAAAGAATATCACCTTAAACAAGAGTCTCGCTGAGGCTACTGCTGATGGTATCTTAGAATCTGTTTCTGATGGCCTTGCTGCCACCCAGAAAGAGAAGCTCGCTTCACTTGCCGAAAGTGTAGAGTTTGAAAGTGACGAAGAGTATCGTGAAAAGTTGGAAACACTAAAGGAATCTTATTTCCCCCATAAAGGTGCTCCAGCAACTAAATCTGAAAATCTTTCAGAAGGAGTAGACAACGCAGAGGGACTTGAATCTCATACTGCATCAATGGCTTCTTATCTGAAGACACTTTCAGCATTTAAGTAATAAACTGAATTTAAAATTATTCAAACGTAAACACTAATTAGGTAAACTAAGATGTTCCAATCAGAGCATCTAGTCGAAAAGTGGAAGCCCCTCCTAGAGTATGAGGGTCTCGATAAAATCGAAGACAATCATAAGAGGTCTGTAACCGCTGTTCTACTAGAGAACCAAGAAAAATTTTTAAGAGAGTCATCTGCTTTCCAAGAGAGTGGATCACTTCTTTCTGAAGCCGCACCAACAAACTCTGCAGGTAGTAATCCTCCAGGTTTTAGTGGTACTGCAACTGCATCAGGTCCTGTTGCTGGTTTCGACCCCGTTCTAATCTCATTGATTAGACGTTCAATGCCAAACTTGGTCGCATATGACCTTGCTGGTGTTCAGCCAATGTCTGGTCCTACTGGACTTATCTTCGCAATGCGTTCTCGTTACGAGAAGCAGACTGGAACCGAAGCGTTCTACAACGAAGCAGATACTGCATTCTCTGGAATGAATGCTAGTTATAACAATACCTCTGGATTTGGTAATACATCCGTTGGTTTTGGTACAACTAACCAGACAGGAACAAACCCATCTGTTCTTAACCCAACTTCTTCTGCTACTTCTACCGACTATAACGTTGGTCAGGGTATGGAAACAAGTGAGGCTGAGGCACTTGGAACTTCTGGTTCAGCAGCTTTCAACCAGATGGCATTCTCAATCGAGAAAGTCACTGTAACTGCACGTTCCAGAGCACTTAAAGCTGAGTACTCATTAGAGCTTGCTCAAGACCTTAAGGCAATCCACGGCTTAAATGCTGAAGCAGAACTTGCTAATATCCTTTCTACTGAGATCCTTGCGGAAATCAACAGAGAAGTTATTAGAACTATCTACAAGACTGCTGAACAGGGTGCTGTTTCTAATACAGCAACTGCTGGTATCTTCGACCTCGACATCGACTCAAATGGTAGATGGTCAGTTGAGAAGTTCAAGGGACTACTCTTCCAGATCGAAAGAGATGCTAACGCAATCGCACAAAGAACTCGTCGCGGAAAGGGCAACATTATCCTCTGCTCTGCAGACGTTGCTTCTGCATTAACAATGGCAGGTGTACTTGATTACACTCCAGCACTTAATGCTAACCTTAACGTTGATGACACAGGTAACACATTTGCTGGTGTTCTTCAAGGTAAGTACAGAGTATACATCGACCCATATGCTGCTAACCTAGATGTTTCTGGTAACACCCAGACAAACAATGGTAATCAGTACTATGTTGTTGGATACAAAGGTTCTTCACCTTACGATGCAGGACTGTTCTACTGCCCATACGTTCCACTACAGATGGTTCGTGCAGTTGGAGAGAACACCTTCCAACCAAAAATTGGATTTAAGACCCGCTACGGTATGGTCGCAAACCCATTTGCTGAAGGTCTTACTCAGGGTCTTGGTAGAATTAAGGCGAATGCTAACCGCTACTACAGACGTGTTAAGGTTCTTAACCTTATGTAAGAAGAAAGGATATAATTCCTTTTGTATCAACAGAGACCCTACGGGGTCTCTTTTTTTGTCAACGTTCCCTAACAATAAATATGTTACAGGAGGTAAAGACAAATGTTACATTTATTAGGTAAAGGACAAGCACCAGAATGGAATGAGGATAAGCATGATGTGGAGGAGGTCTTTGCTCTTCTGTGTTATCGTGGAATCCACTATGCAAAATGGGTATGTATAGATGTTATTATGGAATCTCCTTCTTGGTTTTTAAGCAATCCAAGGAAAGAAGATGATCAAGAAACTGATTGAATCTGATGATTATATGCTACGCAACAGGATAAAGTCGTGTAGTTATAATTTAGATCGCCATGAACTATCAAAGATATTAATTGAAAATATGCTACACTATAATGGTGTTGGTCTCTCAGCCAACCAGATTGGTATACAGGAAAGAGCATTTTGTATGATGATTGATGTAGAAACAGAAGAGACAATTACTTGTTTCAATCCACGAATTATTAAAAGTTATAGTAAGGAGGTGGTTCTTGAAGAGGGCTGCCTATCATATCCTGGTGTCTTTCTTGATGCGAAAAGGCCAGATTCTGTAGTTGTAAAATATGAGGATGCAAATGGTAAACTACATAAGGAAAAATTAACTGGATTTACATCTAGAGTATTCCAACACGAATATGACCATATGGAAGGGATTGATTTTACTCAACGCAAGATATAATTGTTACATAAGTTAATCTAATGGGGGTCATAAGACCTCCTTTTCTATGTCAGTGAGTCCAAATGTTAAGAAACTTGACAAAATTTAATGTTTTATATATAATATAGTTACATAACTTAATAATTCGATGACAGTTACAACAGAATCAGGAGGAAGACAAAACGCTTTCCCAAATGAAACAAGACCTTACATAGATGAAAGTGCTTCCTATGAGGGATATCCTCAGAATGCTGAGAAAGTAAATGGTCGCTGGGCTATGCTAGGTTTCGTTGCACTTATTGGTGCATATGCAACAACAGGACAAATCATACCAGGTATCTTCTAATGGATTTCACTCACCCATACTGGAGATATGCAGAGAAGGTCAATGGTCGCCTAGCGATGCTTGGTCTTGTCATAGGCACAATTAACTATGGTCTATTCGGATGGATAGCACCAGGTTTATTTTAAGATGAAAATTAACACTCAATTCACAATTCAAAAAAGGTACAAACTCATGACACCAGAAGCAGAAAGATTTAACGGATGGGCAGCAATGCTTGGTTTTGTAGCAGCAGTAGGAGCATACGCAACTACAGGTAACATCATACCTGGTATCTTCTAATGACAGACAAAGATTCAAAAAAAGTTGCAGAGCAACTCAATGGTAGACTAGCAATGCTAGGTATCATCGCAGGTATCGGAGCATACCTAACAACAGGACAACTAATTCCTGGCTTCGTATAGATGTCAGACTTGTCCGCATCACACGAAATATCACCCTTTATGGCAATCCTATGGTGTTTCTACCCCATAGGAATTCTTGTCTTCTTTGAACTCTTAATGGGTTCTCAAGATGACGATGATGATGATCAGGGTGGTGGAATAATGACCCCAGTATATCAAGGAACGTAATGTATCACATTCTATTCACATCAGTAGTTGCACTTTACATCGTATCAGGTGTAGGTAACATCGCTTTCGCATGAAGAAAATATTCTATAGTCCATACTACGAACTCATGGAGTTCGGTTTCTTTATAATGATAGGCACAATAGCTGGTTACTCAGGATTAATCTAATGAATTATCACGACGTTATGGAGACATACAAACATCCTCCATCAATCAAATATATTCCTCGAATATTTTCTTGGTTGTTAGTGTTTGTATTGTTATTTGGAGTAAGTAAAACCGCATATGCGTATGAAGCTGAACCAGTCATCTGGGTACAAGTCCCTCAATGGACAGATGATTGGGCTGTATGTGCGGTTGACATACCAGACGCAGCTTGCCATTGGTATGTTGCAAATGCCGACAACACATTCGGTGATGGATTCGACTGGGAAAATGCACCTTGGTTCGATGCAAATGGTTTAAATGATGTCGCCCCTATGCAGGCATCAACAGTAGTAGAAAAGTTACAAGATATTGGTTGACTAAATAACTTGAGATTAACACATAATTATGGCTGAAGAAGTTAAGAAGGATGACTCTAAAAAGAAAGGGCCTCTCGGTAAACTTAAAGAAGGATTGGAAGATAAAGAAGAACAGTTATTAATACTTAGTACATTTGTTCGCCTTGGCGTGATGATATGGGCAGGGGCGATCTTAACTTTAAATTACGTTGAGATTCCTGGCTATAAACAGGAACAAAAAATTGATCCGACATTCATAGCATCGGTGTTCACAGGAGTTTTAGCAACCTTTGGCGTTCAAGCTGGTAATAAGAAAAATGGTGGCGGGGGCGGTAGCGCAAATATATCTAAGAAAGACATGGAGTTTCTGATTGCAAAGGCAGCAGAAACTGCACCAGCACAGACAATTAGAATCGAATCAGCACCAATTAAAATAACACCTGACTCAAAATGAATAAGTTAAAGTGGATTTCTTTTGGTATTGTTGGCAGTCTTTTTGCTGTGTCACATATTGGAATGATTGGTTATATTGCAACTAGAGAGAAGAGTAAGTTACCTAATA